CAATTTGCTATAATACCTAATAAACAGGAATTTTATATGCTACAAAAAATAGGGTTTCAACCTGGTATCAATAAACAGATAACACCTACAACAGCAGAAGGTCAATGGACTGACTGTGATAATGTACGTTTTAGATATGGCACACCTGAAAAAATAGGTGGGTGGAAACAATTAGGGGATGATGCTCTTACTGGTGCAGGTAGAGGTCTTCATCATTTTGTAAATAGTAAAGCTAGAAAATACGCAATTATTGGTACAAACAGAATTTTATATGCATATTCAGGTGGTGTATTTTATGACATACATCCAATTAAATCTACAACAACTCTTTCAAATGCATTTAGTACAACTAATGGATCACCAACTGTTACAATAACTTTTAGTGGTGACCATGGTATATCTGAACAAGACATAGTTTTATTAGATAATTTTAGTGCAATAACTAATTCTAATTATAGTGCATCTGATTTTGATGATAAAAAATTTATGGTAACAACTGTACCATCAAGCACAACTATTACAATTACAATGCCAGGTAATGAATCAGGGTCTGGTGCAACAACATCAGGTGGTATTAGAGTACAACATTATTATCCTGTAGGACCTGCTGTACAAGCAAAAGGTTTTGGTTGGTCACTTGGATCATGGGGAGGTGAAGTAGCAGGAGAACCCACAACTACATTAACTAACGGTATTAACGATTCTGTAACTACAGGTATTATATTAGGAGATGTATCACAATTTCCAGACTCAGGAACAAACTTTATTAAAATAGATAATGAAGAAATTTCATATACAGGTATATCTGGTAATGAGCTTACTGGTGTTACTAGAGAAGTAAGAGGTACAACAAAAGCTGCACACAGTGGTGGTGCAACAGTTACAAGCACAACAAACTTTGTAGCATGGGGTGAAGCTGCATCAGGTGACTTAGTTCTTGAACCTGGTATGTGGTCATTAGATAACTTTGGTGATAAAGCAATTTGTTTAATTCATGATAGTGCGTGCTTTGAATGGAACTCTGCTGCAACAAACGCAGAGACAATTAGAGCAAGTATTATATCTGGTGCACCAACTGCATCAAGACATATGTTAGTATCTACACCGGATCGTCACTTAGTATTTTTTGGAACAGAAACAACTATAGGTGATACATCAACACAAGATGATATGTTTATTAGATTCTCGGATCAAGAAGATATAAATACATATGTGCCTACAG